GACATCCGCTATCAAGAGCAGTGCGCTAACTGCGACTGCGACATCTGGATTCGTGACGGAGTGAGACACCTCATCTGCCCACACTGCGGGGCGAAGCTGAACGAATACTCATCAGAAGATGCAGAGGAGGGAGCGATTAATGAACCTTGAAGAACTGCAAAAGCTGTGCGATAAGTCTATCCGGGCTATTGGCAAAATTGTCCCAAGCACTCAAAATAGGATATATATGACCGCCATATCCGATCCCGACGGGAAGCATGGAGATGGTTCATATATGTATCCCAATACTGATTACCACATATCGAGGTGCTTCATCAATCTATATGATTGCAATACATTAGATCAGGCATTGCATACCATAGCACATGAGATGGTGCATTGCCTGCTATATCGCTTTGATCACTTTTTTGCTGTCGTTAGCCCACTGCTGCTTTCCGGATCAGAGCAATCAATGTCTAAACTGCACTATCAAACTGCCGAGAACTTCGCAGAAATGATCACCCCAATAATCTACCAGTTATTGAAAAAGGAGAGAAAGCCATGAACCTGAATAAATGCCGTGGCTGTCATTATGTAGTCTATACCCCCGATCCGATGAACTCGTGGTGTTGGAAAGACCAGAAAAACATCAGAGACATGGTTCGTTGTGCGCATGGGCATATTCCGGTAATGACAAATAACAAGATCAAGAAAGCTATTGGCAGCCCCAAAGTGGGGAGGTGGTAAGCATGATAACGCTAACCATACCAATTAAAGCAGTTCCTAAACAATCGTTCCGGATAGGCAAACACAATTACCAATCAGCTCCAGTTCGCAGGTTTGCCAAAGCGGTCAAGATGTTAGCCTTGTCGCAAACCAAGCCATCTGACAGGTTGCTATTGTGTGCATTATCTGTTGACATTGACTTTCGGTATGCACTGCCAAAAGGAACGCCTAAGCACATCAAAGACAGACTTGCAAGCGGTGCGGTTATCCCGAAACTAACCAGACCGGATATTGATAATCTGTGCAAGGGATTATTAGATGCTCTTTCCGGGGTCATGTGGGAAGATGATGCGATAATTACCAGCTTAACGGCAAGAAAAGTTTGGGCTGCCAAAGATGAGATTGTGGTAAAGATTTCTGTTGACACAACGTAGTAACCTAAATACATTGTCAATGATCGTTCATTAGGTACTCCGAAGCTCGTTGACCTCCCGGTTGACGGGCTTTTTCTTTGCCTAAAAAATAGGGCAGGTCTTGTAAACATCCTGCCCTGTGGTGCCGGTGTGGCTTGGGAGTAGGTAGCGTATTAGGAGCGTGTTATGGTAAAAGTATGCAATCCCCATGTCTTGTTTTTAATGTATACAATTTGCTTGGCTTGTTATAAATAAACAGGCTCAAGGATTATCCTTGTTTGAGATTTATCATGCGTTGACGGGTAAATGCTTTGCCGAATAAGCCCGATTGCTGATTCCTTCCCCGGCTTCTGTTCAAAATAGCCATCATTGCCAAAAGCAGACTTAGCAAGAAAGCAGCCGTTGGAAGCAAACCATACATTGTCAGCACGCAGCACGTCATTGGTATATTGATGATATGTTGCCCTGTCTGTTGCCATTTGGTGCAAATGCCCCATGACGTGTACATCAGCCATATCCCATCTGAACACGTCATAAACCTTGTTGATCGGATAGCCCTCACGCATGCCACCCCCACCAGCACCGTGGCAAACAACTATCTTTACCGGGCAGGTTTTTTCCTTATCTCCTTTCCGGAAGAAAGTCAATGATATCCACGCTTTGTGTTTCAGGTTATCGGTTTTAATCGCATCGCAAATATATTGTGTGCAGTCGAAAGTATTGTGCCGTTTGTAAGCATCCTCATGGTTGCCTGAGATTAAGCCAATGCACTTGTCAGCTATCGGTGCAATGTTATGAATGAACCTGTCGCATTGCGCTCTTGGCAGGTCTGAAAGGTCTCTGATGCCATAGTCTTGAGATATTTCACATGGATTGAAACGTGGATCGTGGTAATTGATAGCATCAATGTAATCCCCTACCCCCACCCATGCGTCCCCATCACAGGCTATCATGGCAACAGCTTTTTTGAATTGTGCAGTGGTTTGATTAGCAGCACCTTCATGGACATCGCCAAGATAATATGTTATGTGCGGTCTTTGCTTATACTCTGAGTTAGGTATTCTGATCGTTTTCTTTTCCATCTCCTGGTTCCTATTTTATCGAATAGTTGAACAATCAAGGATTACTTACAAGTTCGATGTTTCTATGCTCCGTCAAGGATGCACTTCCAACAGCCTTGCCGTGTTCCTTACGTCAATATGCACCCAATTAACATTTGCCTCGATGCAGGTGATCTCTGGGAATAGGCCGGAGCGGATGTCATTGCGCACCTGCTCTGCAGGTATGCCAAGCACATCGAAGTCCACTGCACGGCCAAAGCGATGCTGTGAGTATTTGGCCCCCACATCTCCGGTCATTGGCCGGAAGCCACGGTTGCGGAAAGACCCGCCATGCATCCAATTATTGACGGTTACGGGGCGGTTGTAATGCTCACGGATAGCGTCCAGGGTCATGAGCAGGCGTTCATCCATCAGAATAAGCCAATAAGGTTTATACTCCTCTGAAGGCATCAGTTCGTACCATTTGAAGTGCCGGGGGATATACATCTCTACCTCAGCACATTACCCTGGTATGTGCCAAAGATTGACACCACCATGATAATCCAGTAGCCTGCGTTCCCGGCTGCGATGTCCACAATGCAGTCCAGCCATTTGCCGTCTTTCAGGTAGTCTTTGGCTTTCTTGCCTGAGAATAGCATCTGAGCATACTCGAATAGCACAGTAATAGCAAACCAGCCCAGAGCCAGCGCATATACGCAGCTTTCTGCTTTGGTCAGATGCAATACAATGGCAGCGCCAATGCCTGTGAATAGCCCGGTAAAGAAGTGTCTCTTGATGTTGGTAATCATTATTCACCTCAAGTTATGGTTATTTTCATTTGGATGTAACGCTTGGATGGCGGGGTAGATGCCCAAGACAGGTTGACGGCGATTATTGCGGTCATGATTGCACTTATCAGTAAGTGCAGCCATTTGTCTTTGTTATTGATTTTCATTGTTAGATCCTTATAGTGCCGTCATAGCAGCGACGTATGCGAAAAACCAAGCTGCGGTACCAAGCAATAGCATAACACCACCGTGTTCCCATGTGTTAGTCATCATCCACCTCCTGTGGATATTCTACCGATTCCACCAAACAGTCGTCAAAAAATATCTCTACGTGCGGGAGCACTTGCATCACATATCTGCCGTTCACGTCAAGACGTGGATTTTCTTCTGAATACCTATCAGTGCCGTTCCCGTCAGGGTATCTAAGAGCCTCTGATATTTCTGTGTTTTTTCCCAGATATGCTTCTAATGTGTCAAATAATGCAAACATAATCACGCTCCATAGGTCGATTTTGTCAGGTCATATATTGACTTGAGTTGTGTAGGGGTCAGCACAGCATTGAATACCCCTATGTGGTTGGCTGTGCCAGCCAGTTGCCTATCTGCCGCAGCCCTATTGCCAACTGTAACTGGAGTAGTGCCAACGGCTGTCAAGTTTCCACCTCCAGTGATTGTCAGATGTCCAGCCGAGGTGAGACCACCATTAACGTATAAATTGATGTTATTGCTCCCTACGTCACCATCATAGGTAATTGCAACGAATGTATTGGCATTACGCACGTCCACAGTTCCGATGATTGCGTCCACCCCAGTCCCAAACCACCTAATCCAGCCACTAGGTCCATCACCAAGGATTCCCCATTTCCCCTCGCAGTTGAGAATGCGCGGAAATGCGGAGCCAGTATTAGAATAGTTTACCCATGAAAACAGAGTAAGCTTTTTAGTCACTGGAAACGCTACATCAGAGCCAGCACATGACAGCAGGTCATTAGAGCCGTCAAAGAGACCACCCGTTGCCGTGAGCTTAGGCTGTTGCGTTTCTGTGGTGTTCAGTACGTCATTGGCTTTTGGGGACATATCGTATATCTTCGTGATAAATGTATCCGCTCCAGCAGTGCGGGACTCCATGCCAGTCAAAATGTCTGCATACATGAGGCAATTAGGATACAGTCCAATTGCCACGATGTTGTCAATAAGCGATGCGGCAAGGACTGGATTAGCTACTTTCGATATGCCAATGCGATAAAAATACGCCAAAGCCTCTGCTGAGTATGGAGAGCCCGCCCCCCGCTGCGCCCCGAGGCCGAGACCCATTCCCATGCCGAATCTCATTTTAGTGCCTCTTTATGATGGGCTTGACAATGCCTTGATAGGCAGCGCTCACGATTGGTATCATGTCCGCAGCACTGGTGATGCCAAGTTTTTTCAGGATATTAGGTTTCTCGGCTTTGGCAGTCTCGAATGCTTTGGTTGCCACGATCAGAGCCTTCCCCTCGTTGCTATACACTTGGGCATGGCTTACAGCATTGGCAGTTCCGTCAAGCTCCATAGGTTTATTGACAATACTATTCAGCACCTGCAATGGCTTATTTTCCGCTTCCGCTGCGATAGGTGCGATAATGGCATTCAAATCACCTTCCGCAAGCATTTTCTTGATCTTCTGGTAAAGCACAATACCTGCAATGATGGCACCGGATGCAGCGCCGATAAGCGTTTGTATGTTGCCAAACATGGCAATAAGCTGGTTGATGATTTCGTTGATATTAGTCATGATTATCTCCTATTTTTTCTCAAGGATTGCTCTGATATAAGCAAGTTCAGTTTCAATGCGGGCAAACCGTTCTGGGAATTTCAGGTCAAGTAAGCTGGTAAGAGTTTCTTTCAATTCCCTATAGCATTGACTATAAACATCGTTCCTGACATACGTTGCAGCATTATAGCTTTCACGTAGCGAAACAATCTCTTGTCCCCATTTCAGAGCATCGTTTATTTTGTTCATTAGTTCCATATCCGCCTGCGTCAACAGCTTTATCGATTCACGAAACTGCTCATTCATAACACTTTGCTTGGCATTGGTTTTCACTAACGCCAAGATTTGCACTGAAACGAATATCGCTACAGTAATCACCCACCCAATTACGTTTTCGATGCTGATTCCCATGACTATCCCTGCGGCGTGATGTTAAGCGTAGCAGCCCCCACGATAGCGATTTTGTGATTCATGGGGATAATGAAATACTCAACCTGATTAGCCCAAAGCCGGATGTGTGAAGTTGTGGCGGTGGGGCCTGTACCTGTGGTCATGTGGCAATCAGCAGAAGCGGTCAATCTGCAAATGGTGTCCTGTGTGGTGCTTATCGCCGCAGCAGTAGCAGCAGATGCACCCGTAGAGGTGAGAATAACGGGAGTCCCTCCGGTACGTAGCAAGGGAAGGGGGTTTCCGTTATCGTCAAGATGTAGAATGTTTGACATGCTATACTCCTATTTTCGGTAATACTTTTAAGGTTGCTACAAGTTGATATGTTTTCTCTGCTGTAAGTCCAGCAAAGGAGATTGTGTCTAATTGCTCTTGTCCATTGATAGTTTGCGCAGTATAGGAATAATGCGCCCCGGTATCCAAAATGCCCACGCTATCCCAAGTGGTGGTTTTGACTAATTGCAAAGCGATAATTAGCGAGGTGTGATCAATTACATACGTTGAACCAGATAGTGACAGCGCACTAAGCAAATTAGCTTGGGTTATGTTCTTTGTGGTCACTCCTGCTGCCTGAGAAAACTCAATAGCAGCGGTCAAGGTTGCCTGAAATATCGTCAAGGAAGTAGCAACCAATGAGTTTAGTTGCGCCTGTATGCCAGACGTAACGCCATTCAGGTAACTAATTTCAGTAGCGTCAACCGTGCCAATAGTAGTTGTGGCTGGCAAAACGGTTGTCCCGGTTAGAGTGGCTGCTGAGATCGCAGGGGTGGCGATTGTGGGGGTGTTGATTGTGGGTGAAGTTAGCGTTTTATTGGTGAGGGTTTGTGCTGAGTTATTATCCACAATATCACCAGCACCAGAACCTCCCACGGTTTTCCCGCCCAGGATAAACGTCTTGATAGTGCTAAGTAAAGTCTTGCGCTCCCCGTCAGATGAAGAATGATCTGCCATATAAACATAATCATCTGCTGCCAGAGTGCTAAGGGTTGGGAAGGTTTTAAGTTGTATGTTTGCCATTTATATCTCCGCCGTTAGATTATTTGAGTTTTCATCAATTACCTGATTGCCGTTTTCGTCAATAACGAAGTATTCGGCTGGATTGTCTATCAAGGTAGGCATTACCGTTAAAAGGTGTGAACCGATAAACTGCAATTCCAAGGATTGACCGATTGGGGTGTTATTCGCTAAATCTTCTATGTTAATATCAGAAACCAGCACCATACTATATGATAGGGTTGAACTCGTTGCACTATCATACTTCGGATAAATCGTAATCGCTGCACCATTCGCCATATTAAGCATCTCAATAAGCTGCTGGATTAGTGTTGCTTCGCTGCCATCTGCTGCTGATTGCCATAGCTTTATGCTTGCCATAGCACGATAGCCTTGTAATACATTAGTTACCGCTCCTGACTTAGCAGTATAGATATTATTGACCTGCTGAAACCAGAGCTTGCCTTGCCCATTAGTGAAAGTAACTGTGGTGTCGTATTCAAACCTAACACCACCAAAGCCCCAAACGGATTTTATTGCCATTATTCCCACTCTCCTATACATTCCACGTCAACCAAGCCTTTGTCAGGGTAGCTAACTTTTGTTATTACGTATGTCCTGCCATCAATAACTATCTTTCCGGTTATTTGCAATGTCCCGTTATGCCGATAAACCTCTGGTGCTTGGAATGTCAGGACAACCCCAATCGTTGCAAAGCGTCTGCTAAATATGTTTTTCAGGGCGTTCATTAAGTTAGTGCCATATTTTGCAGGGCTTAGAGCAGAATCCAATTTGCTCAAATCCGCTAAGATGCCGGTACGTTTCTGATTTATGATATAGTCATTACTGAGTGCCGTTCCGCCTGTGAAGTCTAAAGTATCGGATAGCATGCTGTTAATAATGAACCTCTGCCCATCTGAAGTATATCCCATGCCAAGAGCATTAGCTGTAAATAAAGCATAAGCAAGGTCAGCATAGCTATGTTTGCCATCTGTTATCTGTAATATTTTGACGTTGTAAGGACATGTGATGTAAATCCGATCTCCGCTAATGGCAACACCATATTGATCACCGTTGACGGTTCTGCTTGCGCCATAGGAATCAACCACCTCGACATGGCCATTAGTAACATATACATTGGCAAGGTAGCCCGGAGAGGAGATAAGCGTTTCCAGATATCCCGCCAACCTTGCAGCCGTTGTTTGTACCATTTCAATATAGCCCACGAACTTGGGCTGTAATAGGGGAGTTTCGTCAAACGTAACCTTTAATACCCTATAGCAGAATTGACCGGATGCCTCGAATATGTGAACGAAATCACAGTGGAAGATATTGAAATCAGTGTCGTATTGCACCACCCTATATTTTGCTTCGTAATTGGCATTGAATAAAGCGCCGTTAAGCATCGGAACCCAAGAACTAAAGTCGTTGTTGTATCCTTCAATGTCCATAGGCAGGTCTTGAACTGTCTCGCTTGTGTTGTAAGTTTCTGTATAGCTTGGGATTACATTACTCATGCCCTTTAGCAGGTATTGGGTGGGCATATAAAGCAAAGTCAACAATGAAATGTCTCCCTCAATAAGCCCACAAGTTGAACCGCCTTCTTTGGTGGTGTAGTAATACTTCTTTGCCTGGGTTATCCAGATATCAATAGAATCACGCAAGCGTAAGGTTACTGTTCGCTTATCGTAATCGTGGTCAATATCCTGAATCTGAACAGCACCACGGAAAAGAATAATGTTAGTTTCGGTGTCCACAATATCAACAATGGCATCAAGATATTCAGGATAGATTGTGCATATACTTTTAGTTTGCAGCCAAGCCTGTGTCTGTTCTTCCCAAAGCGTGGTAACGGTTGCCATGCGTCCCCGGATAGCGAAAGCCTCATCCTGCAGGTAAACATCATCATCAATCTTATAGTCAAGGATTTTAGCTGTTTCAATGCTGAATAATAGCGGTGCTGCCTGTGGAGCGGTGGCTGCCAAAGGGGTGTAGATGTCAAGACGAACCGAATCGTATAACATTAAGCGCCCGATCCCATGTAGTTCAATCTGGTTTCAACACGTTTTAGAGCATTGCGTAAGGGTACGCCATCCATTGTCAAGTTGAATGTGGGGTTCTGATTGGCTGCCAAGTCTGAACGCAAGCCGTTGATCGCAGTTATCAGTTCAAAGTTTGTATTTCCACCCGTAGGGATACTTGGCATTGATGGGGTAATACTGGCAATTGGCATGCTCGGTATGTCAGCAGCACCAGGCGCACCGATAACTGCTGAACCAATCCCAAGAACACCAAAGCCTAAACCAAGCAGTTTTTGAAGGGATATAGTAGTAAGCATTTTAGTGATAATCTCAGCCATTGCTCTAAGTGCGATCTGCTCCATAGCTGCCCAAGCATTAGCCCAAACGTTCTTAAGAGAATTCGTTCCTGAGATAAGATCGTAAATGGAGTTCTCAAGCAGATTAAGCCCTGAGTTCTGCATTTCGTTGGCTGCGTTGACTGCATATTCGGTCATCTTTTCCCAATCGGTTTTTGCAATTTCAGGAAGCTGCGCATTGACCTCTTTGAAGTGAGCAAGCTGTGCGTCCCGTAGCTCCCAGAGCTTAGCATTATACATTTCATCAATCTGTTGCATTGACAGGATAGTGCCATATTGCTGCTCTAATTGGTGCTTGTATTGATTCGCCTGTGCCTGAATTGCCTCGTTGGAATACTGATCAAGGGTAGTGTAATACGCAGCCCAAGCAGAAAGCATTTCACCTTGCATGTCCCGTAAACGCTCAACGGCCTTAGCTTGGTTAGCGTCAATCTTGGCATTAATTGCACCCGCATCATCAGCAGCGGTTAGGTCAGCGCCACCTGCAAAGGGGTTCTTGCCTTCTTTCACCATCTTGCGCTGCGCATCATAAAAGCCCTGTAGTGAGTTTGTGGCAGAACTATATCCTTGGCCGGCTTTGTCAACGGCTGCGGTTATCCGGTTAATGCCTTCGGTAATGGTGAAAGTCATATCGTTGACATCAGCCCAGACATCCTTGAAATCAGTGCCCTTGCTGATGTTTGCTTTCATTGTTTCAAGCTGAGATACAATTTTGTCATTGACCTTTGTGAAATCCACGCTTAAACCAAGCTTATTTGTGATAGCTTCCAAGCCTTGACTAATCAGAGCGAAGGGGTTATTTTTCTGCATAAAGATTGATAAGTCCAGCCATAGTGTCTTTATCCCGTTTATCATGGCTGCAAAGGTATCCTTAATGAATTTCCCATAATTATAGACAGTTAATGACAAGGTAGCCAATCCCGTTCCGATAACCTTGAACACGGTCGGCACTAAGTTCATAATGAATGCAGTGGTGTCTCCCCATTGCTGCTGAACGGAAAGTACATCTGTTAGTTGCTGCTGGGTCATGTTTTTGCTATCGGCTGCAATCCCGTAAAAGAATGTTGCCATGCCCATCTTGACACCTTCAAGCACCGATGCTGAACCACCTATCGCTTGCAGGTATTCGCCCCAGGCGTTCTTTAGCTGTGCAGAAGCAGTAACCCCCGCCAGAGCAAGACCGCCATACTTGGATTCCAAAGCATCTAAAAGCAGAGCTTGCGCTCCGGCTTTATCCCCGGTTTCCACTAACGCCTTAATCGTTTCCTGTTGTGATTCGGTAAACATGACACCAGCCCTGCGCAGTCTGGTCATTCCAAGCACAGGGTCAGACAAAGCAACGCCAAGATTACGAACTGCACCCTCAAGCCCACCCATTGAACCAGCCATGTCAACGGCAAGCTGCTGAACTCGTGGAAACATCTCTTTGCTTATGCTGTCGAAGCGCAGCAATGAGACAGTTGCACCCTTTAGGATTTCCTCATCACCGAAGTTGGACACCCGCTGCAAAGCATCAGCCATATTGCCAAGCTCGGTCGAGTTGAACTCAGCAGCCCTGCCTGTGCTGTTTAGAGTAGCATTGACCTCTTTTATCGCAGTAACGCCATCGCTGTATTCTCGAACCGCAGAACTGGCAAGGTTGATAGCAGTTCTCATGGATAGATAGGCAGCAGCAGCAGTAATCGCACCGCCTATCATGCCCTTCATGAAGTCCCCGCCCATTGCCAGCTTATTCTTGGAAGTTTCAATCTTGTTGATACTTTGGTTGACGCTATCAAGCTGTCTGGTTACGGTTGCTGTGCCGTCTGCCTTGACGATTATCTTAAGTTCTTGCTGCATTATCGTTTCGCCCTTGCTTTAGTGATTTCTGCTTGCTGTTTTTCATTGCGTATTCGGATCATTTCCGAACGCCCAGCGGTAAACATTGACATAAACCAATGCGGTTGCAGCTCCCATGAACCTGGCAGCGGGTAGAGATTAACCCCTGCGTCAAACTCATACAGATAGCGAAGGACAAAGGCAGAGCGTTCTGTAATTTTTGCGCCCTTATGATCGCAGTCATTTTCAAGCTCACAGAACCGGCAGAACTGATATTCGCCTGCCGGTGTCTGCAAAACTTGTTCTGCAAAGCGCCCTTGCTGTTCTAAGAATTGCACCGCTTGCATTAGTTTTTTACATCAGATTCCAGATTGAGGTCGTTAGTGCCTTCGTGGGTTTTGATCGCCTCTACCAATGCAGAGCGTACATCTTTAGGCATCAGTTCAGCATTAGCCACGGTGATAGGCTCATCCAGATTCCAGCTATCAAGTGCATTCATAATCAGAGCAGTAAAGTAAAGCTCCATATTGCTCTCGATCTCCGGCTCCGGCTTGCCTTCGTTGCTCATTTTCACAATCATAAAGGAAGCCTGAACCGCTCCCCTCTGCCTTGCGTTCATGGTATGCAGTCCGAACTCCCAAACAGCACCATTCGTATCTGTGAACTCGAACCGGTAATTGAAATCGGTTCTGGCACTGATCAAGCTCGGTTTGCAGGTTGTGATCTTCTCTCCCATTCCTCTCTCCTTGTTATAGTGCGGTTACTGTGATGGTTACAGGGACGGTAGTGTCTGTATCTGTGCATAGGTCAAATGTTTCATTAGTAACAAAGAGTCCACGATCTGCATCGGGGCGCTGTAGGTCTGTCAAATCTCCACCAATTGCAATTGCCCACGTTTTTTGTGGGTTTACTAACGTAATAGTATTCAAGAAGGAATTAGCCTCTTGTTTATTTGTATATACGTCAACTGCAGGATCATTCAATGTTGACATTTGCAGCGTGCCACCCACTTGATTGTAATAGTCATTTGCTTTGGTGCGCGAGTTCATAAAACGCTGGCTATTATCCACCATCGTCTTGCGCAGTTCCAGATTGAAACTGAGCAGGGTAGTCTTACTGGTGTGAGTGGTGCAAGTAACATCCCCAAACAAGAAGGGAGTGCCATTAACTACTGTGCCGTTGGTGAGGGTTAGCGCAGTTCCTGCTGAGTTTGCCTGTTGCTGCAAATAATCAGTTCCCTCAATTGTGGCCGTGTATTGAATAACGCCATTAGCTTCGCCTGAGATCACCAGCGGATTTATGATTGCGCCCAGAATAACATCATAATGAGTAACCGCTCCGGCACTGTCCAGATATAGCTGATAGATATTATAGCTAAGCGTAGTAGGTAGCGCAGCAGCATACAGATATGGTGATGTAGCATCGTCAAAATGCGCTTGCAAGAGGATTTCATGGCCATCGGTCAATTCGCCTGAGAGCGTGCCAGTTACGAGCTTGCCTGTGATCCTAGTGCGTTCGGCTGCTTTGTAAAGTGAGTTCTCTTTTTTAGCCAGTTCCACAGTGATAGGTGCGTAGTTCCATTCGAGTTTATCAGCAAAGAACACAGCGCCGCCCGCCGTGGTCAGGGTTTTGTTGATTGCGCCATAACTGGATTCTTTGACTATGCAGATTTTATAATTGTTTGCGTTACGAGTTGCCATTGTCTGTTACCTCGATTTTGGTTTTCTTTTCGTTAATGACTTCAAACTTGCCTTTGAACTTTTCCAGCTCTTTGGCAGATAAATCATATTCTTGACCGGGAATGAATTTGTGATCTGCATCCCGGTATAGCTTGCCAATATATTTCGCTTTCATGGCTTTAGCTCCTTGTGTCTTTTATTTGCATATTAAAAGTAATTACTCGCGCTGTAATTTCGCCTTGATAGCCTGAGCTGGTGTCGAGTAAAACGTCCTGATTATCCCCCTTGCTTACTCTGTGGCCTGTGATATTATGAGCAAGACCACCTAAAGAGAGATCGGTAATGACCGCAGTAATGATCTTGTTTTCTAAATCTAAAACATTGGCTATGCGGGTAGTCCCTGGGATTAGTTCAACGTGCAGGATAACATCAACGGCATAATCGTAAATGACCTCTTGCCCTACATTATAGTTCGGTGCGTCCTCATCTCCATCACGCACAATAACAGCGGGGAAGCGTTGCCCCGTGTTCCAGATAGCCTCTGGATAAAGACCAGCAAAGTTGATTCCTGAAATGGCTTTGCATATCCTGACCACTTCATTCAGTACAAGTATCTGCTTGTTTGTCATTTGTAAAACCTCGCTACCTTGTCAGGATTCATGTACTGCTTGTAAAGAGCAGATTCGACAGCAGAACTAACCCCAAAGAACTTACGCTTAGGCATCCTCCCCGCCCCCGTGTGATGCGTCCATGCACGGATAGCCAATTCCTTATCGGGAAAGTAAATCTCATAACCTTCCTTGATTTTAGAAACGCTCATTGACCGGAGCATAGTTCCCGTGAGCATCAGGTTGACAAGATTGGCTCTTGCTATGCGTGCGGCGGATATATCCCGCTTGCCCCGTTGATAATCAAGCTTTTCTTTTGCATAAGATTTTGAATAAGCTTTGAACTTGTTGCCATCCATATCTGAGCCCTTTGCCGTGGTGTCTCTTATCACCTTGCGCACAGCCAGAGCAATGTCATTAAGAGCTTTGTCCAGAGCTTTTTTGTCAATTCCCATTTTAATCATCTGGTTATGCGCCCCATGCTGGTCTCAAACAGATAGCCATAATCGCCAAAGTCAAGGCTCTTGAACGCCTGAGCAAAAGCCTCATCATATTTAGCACGGTAAAAGTCTATCTTAGTGCTGATAGCTTCCGTGTTCCCCACCTTGCCAAGCAGGTCTGTAAATATCAATTCCAAGCTCTTATAATCGGAAGCAATGCCAAGCATTTGCGGGTTCTCAATCTCCGCCATAATGCTTGCGATATCATCTTGGCCGGCATATGATGAAAGCGCCAGATATATGGCATTGTAAATCATCTCATTAGCCAAGTCAATCTTAGGCTGCCAATCGGCCACAAGTTCCGCATCTGTCCAAGTTGGTGCGCTGGCCAGAGCCAAAGTATAGTCTCCGCCTGCTGAAGTAACGACAGATCCCGTGCCTTCCAAAAGTGAAAAGTAATCATTTTCAGATGCACAGATGAAGCGCACATACTCACCTAAAGGCAAAGCCCAAGTTGTTGCACCTTTTGCAAGAGCTACTGTCGAGCCTGAGGATGTTATGGCAGTAATGGCGGTAATGGTGTCGGGATTGGCTTTCATTTGCACGGTTGCAGCTACGGATAACGCCTTGCGGGTGTATCGTTGTGCCAAGTTATTGATCTCGGCTTCGTGCCGTGCAATGCTGGCCAATGTCGATAGTGAGTAGCTAATGCTTCCCATTGCTGCCTCTGTTGTCGTTTATTGTTATCATTCTAAAAGCGGGGGCGGGTCAAAGGAGGTAAGCCCGCCCCCTTTATCCAGAGGTTTAGATTGTTACCAGGTAGGCTTCGATCTTGTCAGCTGATTCGTCAGCAGAGCAAGCAATATTCAAGTCCATGAACTTGTACGTTGACGCCAAGTAGTTGGGTATCAGGATTTCCACCATGCGAACACCAGCAGCCCAAGTGCTATCATCAGGATAATCCTTGGTGGTAGCCGAGCCAGCGGTATTGTTCAGGGTGACGTCGCCTTCTTTCAGCTCTATAGTGCCAACACCTCGAACCGTACAGGTAGTGGCGGTTGTTCCGAACAGCGGGGTAAACCGGATAGTAGCTGCACTGGTCAACTCGTTTGTAACGCTCGATGCACAGATCACAATCTTTAGTTGACCTGATTTAACAGCGTTCAGAGTAACGGTGTTTGTGGCTGCAAGGTTAGTGGCATTCGGGAGAGCGAGGTCTTCACATATGATCTGGTCATAAGCAAAGCCGTATTTGTTATAGCGTGCCATTATCTACCCCCTTAATCCAAAACCGTAGTTTCGCTTGACACCAGATTTTGGTCAAGACTGAAATCAGCCATGCCATTCCAAGAAAGCACCTGGACATTGTAATCAGTGTCGCTGGGCGCAAGTTTCAAAGCAGTGTTTTTCAAATTCCAGATCATGGAACGAACCTTGTTGTTGCCATACAGGTAGATTTTTCCGGATCCGGTATCAACCGCATCGATCAGGTCGTTGATCTGGGTCACCGTGGGTACGTGAGTTGCGTCAATCTGAGTAATGGCAGCCACGGAAGTTTTGCTGGGAATAATCAGAGCCAGGAATGCGTCAACCAGCCACTTATAGTCCAGCGTTTCCGCTCCGGTGGTGGTATTAACAACAGTAGTGGTGGGGGCGGCAGGGGTCAAGTCTCTGATATTAATCAGATTATCGCCTGCACCTATACGGATTGACGCACCGTCATTCTCTTCCCAACGAACCGCAAAGAGAGTATTGCGGCTGCCAGTCGTTCCACCAAGCTGTGCTGTTACGTTGCCAAGTGCTTTTGCATACTGATGCAATCCCAAGAATCCGTTTGTGCTGCCAAAGGTGGGGTCTGTGCCATAGAAGCATTGTTTGGCAAGGGATTGGCCAAAACCAGCAGTAATGCCAGGCATGTTGGCAGCCACCCAGCCATTTTTCCCACCTGGGTTTTCCTCGACATCTTTGTAATCCGCTTTGGGATAAATTACTGCATTCCACAGATCAATAGCAGCTTTGTCCTTGCTGATCGTGGTCGGTACTACCGATCCGCCGATGCTGCGAAAGGTCGCAGTTGGCAGTTCAGTAAACCATTTGTATTTGTGCTTAAAGCCATCACTGGCTTTCCGAATTAGCGCAGTCTGGAGAAATCCAGAACGCTTTAGCAAATCTGCCAAGATGAGCGGGCTTTGTTTAACGTTCCACTCAACGGCCAGATTTTGAATTTGTGCAAGTGTAAGAGCCATTTAGTTTTCCTTTTATTTCGTTTTTATTTCGGCAATGTATGCTTGGCCTGAATTGCCAGGCATAGGGTTGCCATTCCCAGCAGGAGGGTTTCCACCAGCCGGAGTTTGTTCACTGGTAAAGTAATTGGTAGATTCCAGCAGTTCATACGTTTCCAGATTCCTCTTTACAACGTCAATAGGCAGATCAGAATTGGCTTCGGGAAAGACAAACCTGCCTTTCACCTTTTCGATTTTATCGAATATCTTGCTTGACTTGTCCACAGATAAAACCTTTGCTTTATCCGCCCATTGGTCTCTGAGCTTATTTTCTGCTTCGGTTTGTAGCTGCTGGAATTGGGTTTCGATCCCCTGTAATCGCTTCAATTCTGCATCGTTCTTTGGATCTTTTCCTTTTTCAATTTCAGCTTGGAGATCGGTGGTCTTTGCTCTTAGCTTGTCATTATCAGATTGAAGCTCCTGAACCCGCTCACGGCGTTCAGCGCTTTCCCTTCTGGTGTCGGCAAGCTGCGTGTATAGTTTTTCATCTTCAGCTATTCCCTCAGAAATATCTGATTCAATTTTAGCAAGCTCCTCTGAGCTTATCTTGGTCTTGATCCTCTCAAAGATCGTTTTAATCTTTCCCATGTTATTAATTCCTTTTCATTATGTTAGTTCTGCATATTTCCAATTTGATTCAGCTGCCGTGCTTTCACCAACTGAAATCCATAGTTTTGATGCTTCGTAACGTATTGCACCCGATACGCCTGCTGTGCCGTTTACGCCACTTGCAATGTCGGCTGTGATGGTGCTTCCTTTGCTGGTGGAGTCGTAATTCCCAACCTGAGCTTGCAAGGTGGTAAGCTCTGATTGCTCCTCTGTAGAGTATTTGTTGTTAAGTTCTTCAATGGTGCGGTATTCAGGCTTATTCCCACCCTGAGGCCGGATAATCGTAATCAGATCATCATTGTTAATTGGTCTATCTGCCATTGTTGTTTACCTCATAATCTTGTTTTGATATTTGTTCAAAAGTATGTCTGCAATTCCAAGCCCGTTCCTCTGCGGTGGCAAGTTCAAAATCTATCCGCTCCTCATTTGTAAAATACCTTTTCGCCATGCCCTCAATGCAAGCGTCCCGCATCCGATCATCTTCCGGGCCAACGTACTCCCAAAACAACTCGCCGTCATAATTCTTTGCTGCCTCATCTTGCACTTGCTGGATAAACTGCGCTCTGCTGGTAATGGCATAGGTTCGTGCATAACGTTTGAAACCGCTTTCTAATCTATCGTAAATGGTCTGAATAAACACATCTTCGCTAACTCCGGTAAGTGCAAAGTGCATAAGCTCTTGATGTAATGACCGGGCAAAGCCTTCCTGAATGTCCTCAAACTGGGCAAGCTCCATATTGCGAAAAGCGTTAAACACTTCGGTTGATGTTTTGCTGAATGATGTAGGCAGCCCATTAGCGCCACGAATTGACCTGATTTCAGCTATTAAGTCCTTGTCCTGTGCAAGTAGCTTGGCAACCAGTTCTTGATAGCCTGAGTTATTGAGGGCGTCAATCAAGCCATTGTATAGGTCAGGCGCAAACTTAATCCGCTCTTCCGCATTGAGACTGAATAGATAGCCAGACTTGGCATTCTTGATGATGAGAGTTTGCAAGCGTTTTACCACTGTTTCAAGCTCTGCTTCGAATGCGTTGGTCTGTTTTAGGGCGGTGTTCATTGTATGCTTTCAGCCCCCAAATCTGTAGCGGTTATCGGTGCAATCAGTCCAGTTATTTCCCTTTGTTCCTGCTTTATACGCTTAGCTTCGGCAATGGCTTCCTCTTGGCTGAGATCGGGATTGTTTTCTCGCAAGGCGTCAGCTAACGACATTAAGCCGGCATTGATTTTCATTATCTGCAAAGTTGCCGTTTCCTGTGGATTATTCAGAGCAGGACGGCTCATGTAATTGAAATAGATGTCCACATCATCAGGAATGCGAATGCTGTCATTTTCTGCTGAGTAGCACTGAGCCATGAAACGCAGATACTTCATAACAGAAGGACGGTAAATAACCTTTTTCAGCTCGTTATTTTCCTCATTTTGCTGCTGAGTCAATCGAAGCTGGTAGCCGGAACTTATATTGCTTGCGTCTTGGTTGAAAGCATCAGCACTAAGCCCGCCTTCTTTGGCTATGCTGATTTTCTTGTTTTGGATAATGCCAGCCACCTCGGCAAGCTTAGCATCGGGTGTGATGTAATACGCAGCGGGTGTAATCTTATCAAGCTCGTTAGCGGGCAGATCAATACGTCTGGTTACGCCTGTTATCACGTCCTTAGTTGATCCAAGCCCCAGCGTAATCATGGTGCTGAATGACTGATGGTCAAGAGCCAAGTCAAGATTTGATTCACGCAGATTGACATTTATATTGCCTTCGATAAGCGGATAACCACGGTCAACCCAAAAGCTGTCAACCTCAATGTCAGGAGAGAGCCAGACAACGGGTATCTCCCCGTAGATGTTGGGGATCGGCTCTTTAACGGTCTTGATTTCTTTAAACTCGTTGTTGAGTTCCACCTCTGAATAGCTTTCCCGTGTCCACTTGCCATAGACATTGACGGGAGTTGCCAGCCTGGGATCGGTATCTTTCCCTATTAGATAATATACCTCGACAGCCTTTGTTGGGTCTTGGGGGTCAGTAACAACGAAGGTCTTGTCAGGTGTCAGGATATCTACCACAACCCGCTTATCGGTTGAATGCCAGTGCAAAGTCAAGCCAACCTTTCCGGTAAGCTCGGCCATGCGGTCAGCAGCGATCAGCTTCTTGTGCAGCTCTGATTTTTCCAGCAGGTCTTTGAAAGTGTTGATGAGTGCTTCGTTTTCAGTGTCAAGTTCGATCTCAGGCGGTGCAACGAATAGGATTGACTTCTGGTTGATTACGCCTTTCGTAAGATCAGAGCAGGAAATGTATTTGTCAATATCCTTCCAGGTCTGAGGGTACAGATAGGCAACCACATTTTGCATATGTTCATATTGACGGCCATTGTAAAAATCAATCGCCACGGCTGCGGAGCGCATGCGCATTATTTCGTCATTTACTCTTGCCGCTATCTGCTTTTCTGCTACTAAGTTAATCATATCTCTTTGCCTACTACTGGTTTGAATATCAGGTGTTTGAAGTCTTGAAATACATCGTAAGTAACAGCATCCAGAATATGGGTGCGGTCTTCGTCTTCCTTTTTCAGTTCGCCATAATCGTCAGTTACGCACATTTCCATATCCTCGATTAAGTGAGTGCAATTCTTGGTGACCTTCCAAAGCCCCTTTTGGAAAGCTATATTGGCAACCTTGATTCTACTGGAAACAGGCGGGTTTGACGTTCCGATAATCTGGCAGCCGTATTTACGCAGGATAGTGATGTCGGTAATGTTTGACTGTGTTTTACGTGCCACCCCGGTCATATCCGGTGCAATGGCAATAGTGTATATCTTAGGCACGTCTTTGTCTATATTCTGCTGATACCACAGATTGGGATAGCACTGCAATAGCAGCATCATTGCCTTGTCAGTAAACGAAGCATAGCCATCAGCACCGCCAGCATTGCGAATGTAAAGCTCGTCAAAAGTGATCTTATTCCCGTCTTTGTCCATGTAGCTGATAGTCAAGCAGAACGGGTCAACATTAAAGTCCATGCCTACGGTCAAGTTATGAGGTATCGCTTCGGGTGCTATGGGTGCAATAAGCAATTCCTCTCTGTAGTTATACATGGCACGTAAGCCCGCCAGGTTGACATATTGCCCTTTGATATACATCTGGATGTGTGCTTCATCATAACAATCATACATATCCCGAATGAAGCTCTCAGGAAGGGATTTGTTATCTTCTGTGCTTGCAGTGATCTGCTTTATCTTGCCGGACTTGAATAGCTTGTAAACCAGTTTATGCCCTTCCGGGGTGGTAGTGATGGATAGAGTGCCGTCCTTAGCACCCCTGAGCCTTGCCAATGCCCTTGTCCAGATAGGTTCTTGCCTTTCTACAGAGATCACATCAAACTCGTCAAGGATGCCATCAGTAGCGGTAAAGCCGATCAGATTCTTGTATTTCTCCAGCGAGATCAGCTTGATAGTGCCTTTTAGTTCCGGGGTGTCGATCAGGATAGAGTGATGCTGCTTATCCTCATGGTATTTGATGCCATATTTATCGAGGGTGTCGATTAGTTCCAGATAGTAGGTCGAATAGATAAGATCGTAAGTAGGTGCAGCATAGAATATAAACGCCTTGCCATGCCTCTTTTCCAATAGGTAAAGGGTGCGCATTACGTTTGCAAAGGTTTTGCCAGAGCCGTATCCAGCTACGATCGCTGGACGTGGGTGTTCAGACTGCACATATTCAGTCTGATGCGCATAAAGCCCGATAATAGCACGGACTTTCATATCTTTTCCCACTTAAAGCCTACGGCTTCGGGGGTGGTATCATCCTGCACGTGATCGGGGCGGTTATAACCTCTGCGCTTGCCCATGTTGTTAAGATAATAGAATATCGCTTGCAGCTCGTCCCGCTTGATAGCTTGTAGCAGCTTGCTTTCGGCAAAGTCAAGAGACATTTCAAATATGTCCTTGACCGCTTGGGCGTATTCCTCATCTTCCTTGATCCAGTTGTAATGTTGACACCTGCTCACGTTTGCGGATTTAGCTGCTGTGGTTACGATCCCCATAGCGTTCTCCAGAGCTTTCAGCATATTAGCCTTGCGCTTTGCGGTGTGCTCTGCCGTCAGTTCCGGGGTTTCGATTTTTTTAGGTGTCAATTTCGTCTTAGGCATTAGAATCCAAATCAGGGGAGGGTAGAGCCTCCCCTGGAATCTGATCACTTACCCTTTGCTTTACCAAGGTAGACACTCTATGAGACTTTTTGTATTTCGCCATTTATTTTAATCTCAAGGTCAGGATCAAGCTTCCGCATTCGGTCAATAACGATCTGGCAATAAGTAGGCTCAATCTCCATGCCATAGCACTTTCTGCCGAGCTGGTGCGCTGCGACCATTGTGGTCCCTGAGCCAATGAACGGATCATAAACAGTTTTGGCAGTGTGATTTCTAATGGGCTTTGCCATGCATTCTACAGGTTTTTGGGTGCTATGCCCAGTTTCATTTTTCATGTTTTTGTCAATATCCCATACGGTGGTTTCTGTTCTTGATCCTGCCCATAGGTGGTTTTTGCCAGATTTAACACAATACCAAATTGGCTCGTGCTTATGGTGATAATTGCCCATTCCAATAACAAGGCTGTTTTTATTCCAAATTATAAGGTTTATTGGATCATACCCTGCATCGATAAGATTTTGTAAAACCTCGCCAGTTTTAACGCCAGCATGATACACATACGCTACTTGAGATTGAGAAAGTTCATAGGCCGTTGTCCATGTTGCGTTATTGTCGTTAGTAACCTTCCCTGTCGCAGTGCCTTTTTTACTTAGGCCAGCTCCCACTCTCCACTCAGCATCATAATTAACTCCGTAAGGTGGGTCTGTAACCATTATTTCAGCAATGGCATTGTCCATTAGCTTGTCCACGTCATCTTTTTTGGTGCTATCTCCACACATCAGCCTGTGAATTTCTTTGCCGTCTTTCATAAGCGAATATATGTCGCCATATTGGATGTCTGTTGTGATCTGCTCTGGCTCTTCGTAATCATCATCTTGCACTTCAGCAGTATCGCCTGCATGTATCTCAGGTATCTCAATCCCCATCTCTGCAAAGTCGAATTCTGCAAAGTCAGCTTCCAGAGCTTCAAAGTCCCACTCACCGAGAGGCACGTTGTCTTTAATGATAAACTCCTTCTTTTCCTCTGGTGTTAGATCGGCTGCGGATTTTACCCAGCTATCGGGTATTTCGGTCATTTTCAGGTTTTTAATGGCCTGAAGCCTCTGATTACCGCCCAGCACTTGCATAGTTTCGGGATCGTAAACGATAGGCCGCAGTTCCATCATCTTTGGAAAGTTCTGAATTGACGCAGTTAGCTTTGCCAGATGATCGGGACTGATCCGGCGTGGGTTCTTAGGATTCAGTTTAAGTTCTTTAACCTTCATGAGACACAAACTAATTAGACTTGAAATGTTGTCAAGGGATAATCCTGTTTTTGGAAAATCGGGAGCGCACAATATATATCATCTTTACGAATGTAAAGTGATAGATTAGATTCTATTTAATTTAATTAGATTAGATTTAATTGTCAAGACAACTAAAGACAACCTAAGTCCACTTAAGTGCACCTAAGTCCACTTGCTTTTTATTTTATCTGATTTACAACACCATTAGATTATTTTTTACAATACATGCAGATTTTCCTTGACAGATTTTGGGGCTGTGTTTTTGTGTCTTCGAAGTAAACATAAGGAGTTTATGAAATGGACAGTAAGAAAGAAACCAAGATCGCACCGATAATTAATATCGGGGCACGAGACAATGAGAGTGAATGCGGAGGATGTCCTTATTCTGATATACACCCAGAATATGATTTCAAGTCTATCTGCACGCTATTTAGAAAGGTGCTTCCAGAGGACATAGAGCCAAATCATTTATACCGGCTGCACGAATGTATGATTAGCCAAATTCAGGAGGGTAATGATGACAATGCTAACAGTCAAGGAAATAGCTGAACTGCTCCGAATCAGTGAGCGGAAGGTTTACGAGCTTGTCTCAAATAACGAAATCCCCCACGTAAAGGTGGGGGGTTCAATCCGTTTTAATAGCGAAGTAATAAACAAATGGCTTTCTGGTGGTGATAATGGCGAAGCTGAAATATCTCCAAATTGACTCCGACATTCTCGGTAATAACAAGATAAGTGTAATGCTAAGACGACTTGGGGTAAAGGGTCTTGGTGTCTATATGTATTACTTGATTGGCATGGCGCAAGCCACAGAGGATAAGCCGTCAAGTATTGAGGTAAGCGACATATTTAATGAGTGTGCGTCCTGCCTTCTGGATATTAGCAAAGAGGAATTTGTAAGTATCACCAATGAGCTTATTAAGATAACTTTGCTATCTGTAAATGATGACTCAAGGATATATTCAGAAGGGTTTAATAAGCGTACCGGAAAACTTCTTGCTTCCAATAAACAAAGAGGCGAAACCCTTAGCAAGACCAGGCATGCAGAATCACAATCATCAGATAGTGTTGTGTTTGCTAAAGCAAATGATGAAGCAAAACCGCAAGCAACTTCTAAAGCAAATCCACCCAAGCCAGTTGTAAAGGATTCTTTATTACCTGAATCCGATCAGATCACCCGGCTGCGTGGCTATGCTCAGGCGATCTTTGACGAGCTTGGGAGCAGCAAAAACAAGCCGGAGCTAACCACCGAGCAATATCAAAAGCTCATTGACAAGTGGGGATTTGATAAGCTGGTAGTAATGCAAAGGGCTTTTTATGACCATGTTTCCAAACTGGATAAGAAGTATAGCTACAATCACTTTAACGTCTTGATTAAAGGCGGGTGGGTGCTTGATAAGGTAGAACAAAAGTCCAAAGATACCGGCAAGGTTGACCGGTTGAATCCTTCCGGGAGGTTCTTAGATGATTAGCTACCCGGATAACTACATAAAGTTTCCTGCCTTCACGGAAGCCATTGAATCCGCACTTGCAAGCGGTGAGGAGATTCGTTTCTTTTTTACAGGCGCACCAGGAACGGGAAAGTCAATGCTGGCAAGGCTTGTGATGGATTCGCTCTTGCAAACTCATAAAGAAAAGCACGGCACTAAGCCGGATTGTCTTATCGCTTCCGTTTCAGAGCTTTATCGCAGATATTTAGCACTAACCCAAAGCACCTATTCAGATAAGAACGATGCTCTGGATTCACTTATGAAAACGCTTGCTATGCAATACGTTATCCTTGATGACTTAGGAAACGAGATCAATTCAGATGCGTCAAGCTCTTTCATTGCAGAGCTTTTCAGCTACCAATACGATAGACTAAAGGCATTAAACAGAAAGCCAATCAATACCATCATAACTTCGAATTTCGGAAGCAAAGATTTGTCTCGTTTATATGGGCTTCGCATCATTGACCGGATATATGAGACTTACACTGTATTCCAGTTTAACAATGAATCATTCAGAAAGAAGATGATTAAGGTCATTGCTAATTGAGAGGGAAAGAATGAACTTTGCAGAGAATTACGTCAAGATGCCAGACGGCACTTTTACACCCACACTCGGCTATTTCGGCTCAGTCCACGCAGTTATTTACAAAGGCGTGTGTTATTGCTCAGAACTGCCAAGCGAGGCTTTCATAAGCTATGTGAAGCACTGGGCGGAAACGCACCGGATAGCTAAGATTGTAACAGCCGATCAGAACGTCATTGCTAATTTGCAGTGGGTGGAAAAGCCGGAACTGCTGGAGAGCCAGATGGAGATTTTTGGAGCGCAGAATGATTAAAGATAGCTACGGCAATTATCACAGAACTAAAACACCAAGAGAATGCACTATTGACCAGCTTTGGGGATTTCTAAATAACTATAAATTTGACTATGTTTGCTCGCAACTGCGCAGGGCGGTTTTAGTCGAACTAATCAACCGGATAATCAAATCTAAGCACAATGGGGATAATTATGAAACCACTGTTACATAATGCAGAAACCGGGTGGGTGGCAGTTCTTGCTGATGGTAAGGAACATGAAATTGAAGTTACTGACGAATATGGTATTGAAATCAATGGCACTACTTATACAGAATATGGGAATGTAGCATATAAATGGCTATACAAGCCAATCGAAAGAGCCTTACTAAAGGTTGTCAGAGCATATAATCCCAAAGACACAATCCAAATACTACCACCGCCATTAAAGCAGCACTGCATGAATAAAAAGCTCTCGGATTGCAGTTTTGAGGAGTTATGCTGCTTTTGGCATATATTCAATGTTGATGGGCTTATTGATAAAGCAGATGATTTATTCGCTTATATTAAAAGCAATTACCAAGAGGAAATTGATAATATCAAAAAGCAGATAGCTATTGAGGTGCAGAATGAAACAACCCATTGAGGTCATTATTGACGGCAAATTGATTGAAAAGGTGCGCCCCAAAATACGCAAACAACATAGTAGAGTTTCCCAAAAAGCGGGTGCGAGAGCTTTACTCAAAAGAAAAGCCGGACTGGTTGTTTGGCAGTTTTGAAGATTACAAGAGCAAGAAACTTTCAAAAAAATGAAAAAAGTACTTGACAATAAATCCAGCTCTGGTTTCATGGGATCAGAGACTAACTAAAGGAGACTAACATGAGTAACCAATTACAACAGGCAAAAGGGACTTCGGGAGCTACCTTGAAATCCCTAATCCAAGCCCAAGCACCAGCCTTTAAGATGGCTTTAGGCAAGCCGGAGTTGGCAGATGCCTTTGTGCGTTCTGCTATAACCCTCGTCAACATGAATCACAAATTGGCAGAGTGCCAACCCATGAGCTTCTTAGGTGCGCTTATGCAAGCTGCACAGCTAAAGCTGGATTTATCCCTCGGCCAAGCATGGATAATCCCTTATTACAGCTCCAAGAATGGCGGACTGATGGCACAATTCCAGATAGGCTATCAAGGCATGATTGATCTATTCTATCGCCACCAGTTGGCATCAGAACTGTATGCTGAGATTGTTTATGCCAATGACAAGTTCGAATACTCGCTTGGCACATCCCGGAACATTATCCACCAGCCCACCCTGGGAGATCGGGGCGAAATGGTAGCAGTGTATGCCATTGCCAGGCTGAGTTCTGGTGCTTCAAATATCGTTGTAATGTCCACAGCGGAACTGGTAAGGTATAAGCTTCATTATTGCAAGCCTGACCAGCAAGGCAGGTATGGGGTATGGGACACTGACTTTGAGGCTATGGCGAAAAAGACCGCTATCAAGCAAGTCTTGAAATACATGCCAAAAGCTGTTGAGATTCAAAGGGCATTAGTAAATGATGGTGCTGTTGTCCAGGTTTCCAGCGTTGCGAATCTTGACCTTGACCGTGCCACCATCACGCAGCTAACTGATGAATCCGATACTCCCATGATCGAATCAAAAGAACCGGCAAAGCAAAGCAATTTTGGGTTGGGTGCACCTCCAGAACCCCCGGAAAAAAAGGAATCACCTATCGAGGAGATCATCCAAGAGCCGGACCAGGAATTAGACAATGGGCAAACTCTTGAAACTAATATCGGTGAACTCAAAGAAGAAATCAACGAATCAATCGCCATCTGCAAGGCACAGCAGATTCCCGGATATTCTGATGAATCGGAAATCAACAAGGTTGTCGTAAAGCACCTGGGCGCAAGTTCGCTAATTCAAAGCACCAATGCCAAGAAGCTAACCGCCCTCTATGCTGAACTCCAGAAAGCCATCAATAAACTTGTGGCTGTGGAGGGATAATGTATAATGACTGGCTTGATGATGCAGATTTACAGGCATTAGACAGCGGGGATATTCAGGACAATCTCCCTGCTGATGTTCTCCACAAGTGGGCTTTGAAAGCAGCTGATAGCTTTGATTCTCTGGACGTGGTGATTGCCGGGCTGGAATCCAAGATTGCAGAGTTTCAAGAATATCTGAAAGCCGTAAAAGATCGCAAGGAAAAGCGCAAGCAATACCTTATCCGCTACTTGCTTCAGCTCCCGGACCATGAATTGGTTGCCGGGGTTGACAAATATAAGGCCATAGAAAGCACCGCCACTAAATGCGAAGTTAAGGACAAAGCCTTAGTGCCAAATAATTACTGCAAATATACCATAACCACAGACTATGCTGGACTTAAAAGCATACCTGATGATGTGTTTGTATTCGGGACTGTAAAGATCGAGCCGGACATATCCAAAATTAAAGCAGATTCACAAAAGGGTGTCGAGATAGCAGGAACTGAGATTGTGCCAATTTCGGCATCATTAAGAAAGAATAATAAGGGAGTGTGATATGAGAATCACCCAATCACAGCATAACCAGATCAAGGCAGCCATTGCCATGAAGGGATTAACGATCACTAAATTTGCGAGGCAAAACAAACTGGATGAAGTCCGCTTTGTCCGCTGGTTGCACGGGACTGGCTACACCAGAACCAAGCATGGCGAGCAGTTCCGCTTTGTGGTCAAGCAGCACCTTGGGATTGAATTGACCGAGGGCTAAATGCTGATGCAATCAAGCCCCGTGGCTCTGTTAGAAATTATTTTCAGAAATATGAAAAAAAGACTTGACAGAATAGCGGGGCTGATTATCTTAGACTTCATAGAGTGTAAGGCAGCCCAGAGCAAAATAAAACGCTGCCACCTATAAAGGAGATACCATGAACGCAGTCAAGGGGACTAAATTTACCGCAACGATGCCGTTATTCGATAGCAGTTATGCTAAGCCAAGATTTATCGGCAATGCCACTATTTCTGGGATCATCACCAGAGACACCTGCTACGACGTAAATAACAAACATTGGGTCTGGTTCACATGTACAGCCAGCGATAATGCTAAATATGTTGTTGGTAAAGAATATAAGAAGCAGGGCAAGAACTTTTATGATCAGGTTGTGTCATATGAAGAACCTGCTAATTATGCGGAAGTGGCCGCAGCAAAAGATGCTTACAAGGCTGCGTACTGTGTTGGCAATAAGGCGTTAAATTACAGGGGGATATAATGATCAGCAGAGATATCCACTACTACTGCCAGGACTGTCAAACGAGCTTTGACAACCCCGTGGAGCTACAGGATTACGACGACAGCTTGGTTGACAAATGGACGCCCAACGAGGACAGGGAAATGCTTGTTTGCCCGTCCTGTGGCTCTGATGAGTTCGAGGAAGTTACCCGCCGCTGCGAGGATTGTGCAAGGTGGCTGCCCAAAGAAATGCTGAAAATGGTAGAGGATTGCACAGATGCCTATATCTGTGTTGATTGTCTGGCTGCCATGAAACAGGCACGGGAGGAATAAATGAAGCACGTTCTTAACGCCATAGCATGGTCAGTATATCTGCTGGCTATCGTGTTTGCCTATGCGCTTTTAATGTACTCTAAGGATGCCATAGCTGGCAGGTATGTTTACTGCTATGCTGCCCTGTGGCTTATGCAAGTTCATAACTTAACTATCCTGGAGGAAAAATGCTAATTGCCCTTGCTATTATCACCCTGGTTTTGGGGATCGTTATTGTTATCCTGGTGTGCATGGATCGCAAGGATTGTAAATCCCACACAGCCGAAATAACCGACATGTACGTCAGGATGCACAATGCAAACGCTGTTGCCAATAAGCTCTCATCCATCAACCAATCCTGGCATCAGATGATGATGCGGAATGGGAATGTCCGATGCAACCGCTGCGGTAAGTTCGTGCGCTATGCAGATGCCTATATTGACACCGGATCAGACTGCTGCCTGTGCCAAGCCTGTGCTGCGAAATCCCTAAGCAAAAAGGATGTGTGCCATGTGTGAATATGAAGAATTGGAACGCATGCGGGAGATATTCTTATCTGCTGTCCGCAAGCTGGCAATCATCGCCATGCCGTTCATGGTGGAGATCGAAATGGACACATTACAAGGATTGCCATTAGAGAGCATAAGGAACGCCGTTCCTGAAGGTTATGACGGCTGCCTGATGATCAACATCAAGAGCCTGAACAAATGTGATATTTATGCCGTAGGTCAAACCGTTGCGCTTGCTGAGAGCGTCCAGATCAGTGATGCGGAGTTTATCAATCTGCTGGACAAAGGTAGTATAGCATGAAACCTGCTTCCCGCAACCCGCATATCTGCATCAATCGCCACGAAGTCAGGACGCTATTGGAAAAGCATGGCATTGATAAGCAAATAATGCCATTCGTAGATGCGCTGCTGGCTTCTGGCCGGGCAGACAAGAATACAATCAAGCTTCTGGAAAAAGACAACCAGCAGCTTATGGAACAGATAAATAAAGGAGATACAAAATGATACAATTCAAAGAAATCAACGGCCAGCTCTGCATCATGCTGGAGAAGCCGATACCGCTCACTACCGATGCCAAGTTCCCCTGCGTGGTGAGGCTGATTCAAGATGATTCACCGATGGGGAGGCTAAACAGGCGCCATCGTGACACTAACATTAAACAAGACATCAAATACATTTGCGTATCGGTAAAGAATTATGTCATGCAAACCGAAACAGACAGCATTATGGCAATCGAAGCTTACGAACTCATCGGCTACCCCGTGGCGGATGGCAGTGCAGAGTGGGCGTATTACATTTGGAAACAGAAGAATAATGTAATAAATGGCTACAATATATTCCCAAGCAATTATAGTCTGCCAGATGAAGAAGTATACGAACAGATGAAATATATAGCTGCAACCGGATGGCAGCTATACGAGCCGAAGGCAGAACCCTGCCCCGCTTGCAACGGCACGGGCGTTGTGCAGCACGACCACCCAAATGGTGCAACACAAACAGATTTGCCTGTATCTGATGCAACACAAAAGCCCTTGCTTTCAGCCGCTAAGGTAGGGGATTTGTGCCAACGCAGCAATGGCAGATATACGCAATTCCACAGTAAGCACAAACTTAACGATGGAACAATAGCGTATTATTTTGATGATGTTTCCGGCAGTACAAATATTGACGGAGACCACTGCTCTCATGAGTGTGGCAACAACATAGTTAGTTGCGAACCTCTCGCCCCTATTGGCAGCGCGGAGTGGGCGTTACAAATGATGAAGTTGGGGAAAGATGTTTGTCGCAAAGGACATGAAACCGCCTACTATCACATTTGCAATGATGGAAAAGAGATAGCCTGCTCACTCAAAAATGAAAGAAGGCTTACTTGTGGACACCTTCTTGTTAGCAAATGGGGAGAAACTGGTAATGATTGGCAGCTATACGAGCCGAAGCCTGATCATTGCACAAAGCAAATCAACCCTATCACTGAATCAGGAATGGCTCTATCGACGCTAATCAATGGGCTATCTGAAATCAAGAAGTCATTCGGAGATTCCAATATCCATTTTATAGACAGCATCCCAAACGACGACAATAGCGTAACCCCAACTACTTCTAAAAATGGTGAGTTTGGTGTTATTGTTCATATTAACAAATCCCCCTCCGATGTAGTAGTGGATTTTGGCAGCTTCAGGGGCACGATTGAGCTAAACTCTCATCCGTTTGAGAACCAAATCACGGTAAAGAATACACAGGGCGATGCAATAGCATACATAAACATAGTGTACCTCGACACACCCACGCGTAAGCTTGTGCAGGAACTGCTAAAGGCGCAGGAGGAATCATGATACATAGAATAGCAATCTATCGCACTGAGAACGGCCAACGTGTGTTCGACCACTACGCTACTCCAGAGGAAATGAAGTATTTGCGTGTCAATGCAAAGGGGAAGGTTGAGAAGCTGATAGAAGAACACGACCCTTATCCTCCAATGAGACCCGTATTGTTTCCCACTAAATGTTGGGGTAGTGGTTTCAATTCGGTGAATTGGCTCAACGTCTCCTCCACGCACGAGGTCGAGTGGGGATTTGTGTGGCGCGATGGTAAAGTCTTTTATGAAAATGATATTATCGCAAGAAACTACGGAAACCCAAAGCCAATAGTTAGAGTGGTAAAACGCCAAGACGACCCACGCTTTGCATTGTTTGTGGCAAGATATATTTCTGGAGAGACTAATTCAACGCATGACATTAACATGCACGAACTAAATGTATATTTTAATGTCATCGGCAACATCCACGAGAACCCCGAACTTATAGCCGAACTTGGAGGAAAAGATGAGTGAGCAAAAAGAACTCCGACCCTGTCCGTTCTGTGGTGGTGCAGTTTCAAGGTGTGATGAAAGCCCACTATATGGCGGGTCTATCATGCACGATGAAACTGAATGCCTTTTCAAAAACAATCTCTTGTTTCATGGAAACATTGCAGAACGCTGGAATAGCAGACCCCTTGAGGACGCCCTCCGCACCCGCATAGCTGAGCTGGAGAAGTCTGCTATTGTGTGGCATCGCTATCCAGATGAGAAGCCTGAGAGACCAATAGGAACGCTGGTAAACAGGCTCGTTGATTGGTTTACCATGTTGATATTATATAAAGACAAAAATGGTAATCGTTTTGTTGGCAGAGATACATATCATTGGTGGGAAGATGATGAGCCTGCTTTTGAATCGGAAATGGATGAAAGCATAACAGTAATCGGGTTTGCTTACCTGCCATCCCCGCCAGAGGAGGTGTCGAATGACTAAGCAGGAATACGAAGCCGCTATTCAATCGCTTGACATGGATCTATATGCTTCTTGGCTTCCAGATGAAGGAGAAAAGATAGCAGGGAAAAGACACGAACTTAAGGAGCAATACATCTCCAGCCTCGAAGCCGAGAACGCTGCGCTAACGCTATTGCATACCCAAGCCACGGATGAGATGCTAAAGATGCAGAATCGGGTGCATGAACTCGAAGCCGAGAACTCCGCCCTCAAGGCCAGCTCCATTGTCTGGCACAAGTATTCGGATGAGAAGCCTGATTTTGATAATGACAATGCTTTTTATCCCTTGCTTGCATATATTTGCAATGGAAAACAAAGAGCCGTGGAAATGGTTTTATATCATAATGGAACATGGTATAGGGCTGATATGGGATGGTATCAAGATGATCAAATTCTTTATTGGTCTGAAATGCCCGCACCGCCAAAGGGGGAGAAATGAATTCAGTGAAACTTACCAAAGCCGGCCCCGAACGGTGCATCTACTGCGGAAGGTTCATTGCCTGGGATAACCTGGGCAAAACCGCTAAAAAGGTGAATGACACCTATATGGCTGAATGGGCACATATTGAGTGTCTGGCCAAAAGTGTACAAAAAGCGATTGAACATATAAAAACAAATCAAGAAAAGAAGAAACATGATGGACTTTATTAAAGATCAATGGTACAAGTATGACGGCTGCTACTTGCAGTTTATGGGCGTTAGCAAGACTGGCAAAAACCAGTTCCGCTATGCCGGAGACGATTGCAATATCTATATCGATGTTGAGGACAAGCTCAAGCCGTCCTCGCTGCTTCCCGACTTCAGCAATGCGAAGGAAGGGGACGAGTGCTTTAGTGCTGAAGATGATTTCTGCATAATGTTGCCATGCCATGACAAGCATTTTGTTCCGGCAATGAATAGCAATGGTGGTTTTGATGTATTTCTACCAGATGGAAGATTGACAGCAGAAAGTAAGCACCCCACGCTATTCAACAGCTTCGCTCAGTTCCTCGCCTACTGGCAGGAAGAGGCACTCAAGCTGAAGGGAGGCTCCGATGCCTAACTGCCTTCACATAGCCATCGCCTTCGCTATAGCCTTCCTGATGTGCTGGCTCGCATATAGACTGATGAGGGGGAGAAAATGAACCGAAACATAGACGATAACCATAAATGCACCTATGATTCTGTGAGAGACTGCCCAATGTATGAGAGTGTCAAGGAATATTGGGAATTTATGGGATACAATGCCACCGCCGATCTGGTGCGGGAGCTGATTGCGAAGCAGGAGGGAAAATGAAGGGAGAGAAGGAATGTTAATGGCAATAGCTATCGCTGCCCTCGTAATGTCTGCAACCGCTCTTGGGCTATCACTTGGCAACAGTTCACGAATAAGCGGCCACGAAGCCGATCATAACACCCACCAACTAATACGTTCTTCAATGGATAGGTGCACACAAAGTCAGATAAGGCACATACAAAACTGGCTTGAACAAACAGATGAAAAGCTAAAAAAAGGAGATTGAACATGGATAAAACTATAACAACACTTAAAAAAATACTTGCTTGGGCAATAGCCACGCCGTTCATAGTTATTACCTTTTCCCTATACTGGATAGGATACATCCCATATTATGCAGCAATAGCAATTTGGACACTAAACGATAAGCTCTGCTTGTTATCCAAAAACATACTAAGCAGACTAAACATGTCCCCGGTATTCGCCAAAAAGAGGCACAAATGACTGACATCCGCTATCAAGAGCAGTGCGCTAACTGCGAGTGCGATATCTGGCCTATCAGCTGATGAGGAGGGAGAAGGTGAACAAACCTTATCACGAGACAGAGCATGGTGTTCTGTATAAAATGCTTGACAAATATAGCTAATCATTTTGTGTTGCACTAAGGGGTAAATATGATAAATTATTGTAAAACATGCGGAAAGAAATTGCGACACTTAAACGCAATACAATGTAGAGAATGCTATTTGCAAAGCAGAAAAACAAATATATCAAAAACCATTTGTGCTGTTTGCGGCAAAGAATTTCAGTGCATACCATCAAGAATGAATAAACGAGAAAGGCTTTGTTGTAGTAAAGAGTGTAGCTTTATTTTAAGAAACAAAAGAACTACAAGAGAATGCGCATATTGTGGCAAAAAGTTTACTGGATTATACGCAGAAGTGCAACGTGGCAGGGCAAAATATTGTTGCAAAGAGTGTTATAATGCAGACAACAGGATAGAAAAAGTATGCCCAATATGCAAAAAACCATTTATCGTTTCAAAATCATTGTCAAATAGAACTTATTGTAGCATCCCATGCAAAGGCATTGGGCAAAGAAAAGGAAACAAAACATTGCTTGCAGCTATAAGAAGCACCTCGAGATATTACGAATGGAGAAAAAATGTTTATGAATCTTATAAGTTTATGTGTGCAGAATGTGGTGCAAGAATAACGCAAAAAAAGAGACCCCACGCTCATCACATTATATTGCTTGCAGATTTGTTGACCAAATACGAAATAAAGACACTCGAGCAGGCATTATTGGATGAAAGAATTTGGGATGTCAAGAACGGGGTATTGCTTTGTAAGCAATGCCACAACCTGCTCCACAGCAATCTTAAATTACAAATGGAAGTAGATTTATGATTACCCCATATCATGTTAGCGAATTTGGTTCATTATATCATGGTGATTGCTTGGAAGTGCTAAAGACCATGCCTGATGAGAGTGTGGAATTAACAGTTACATCTCCGCCTTATGATAACTTAAGAGACTACAAGGGATATTCCTTTGACTTTGAAGGCATAGCCAAAGAATTACTCAGGGTTACTAAAAAAGGCGGGGTTGTCGTTTGGGTAGTTGGCGATGCGACAATAAATGGATCTGAATCTGGCACCAGCTTCAAACAAGCATTATATTTCAAAAAGATAGGATTTAATCTCCATGATACGATGATTTATGAAAAAGATACAATTTCGTTTCCAGACGCTAACAGGTATCAATCGCAGTTTGAATATATGTTTGTGCTAACTAAGGGGAAGCCAAATACATTCAATCCAATTAAAATAAAGTCATTATATCGTGCAGACAATAAACTCGTAACAGATAGGCAAAAAGACGGAACAACAAAGGGAAAACGAGTAGTTAGCAATTCCTCTGAGAGAATTAAAGGAAATGTGTGGAGATATGCAGTGGGGTATAACAAATCATCATCATGCGATTATGTATTTAAGCATCCGGCGATATTTCCAGAAAAACTTGCTGCCGATCATATTCTGTCTTGGAGCAATGAAGGTGAAACTGTGCTTGACCCATTCAGTGGTAGTGGGACAACTATCACAATGTCTGCGAGATATTGCCGCAGATACATTGGTATAGAGATAAGTGCAGAGTATTGCGAGATCGCAGCCCGACGCATCGAATCCGAGCTTGAGCAAACTACGATAAATCTGGAGGTATCAAATGAATCCTAAGCAAGACATCCGCTATAATTTACCAAGGATAGTTACCAACCCGCAATTCTCATGTTATTGGGCTATGCCAAACAAGGATACATTTACCATTAAGCCCATAAATAACTTGCTATCGAGATATGTCGGTGATGGCAGAAATTGGATAGACCCAATGGCTGGGTTGAACAGCCCTGCCCAAGTCACAAATGATATAAACCCAAATACAAACGCAATGTTTCACGTAGATGCAATGGAATTTATTGGCGATATGATAATCCTGTTTAATGGGGTATTATTCGACCCTCCATATAGTCCAAGACAGGTTTCTGAAATGTATAAAGGTTTTGGAGGCAAGGCTACTTCATGGGACACAACAATGTCTTATTACTCTAAGCTGAAAGATGCCATTTCCCCAATAATTAGAACGGGTGGCTATGCTATTTCATTTGGATGGAATAGCAATGGCTTTGGGATAGGCAGGGGATTTGAAGTGATAGAAATAATGCTTGTTAAGCATGGTGGGTGGCATAACGATACTATTGTAACAGTGGAGAGAAAGAAATGCAACATACGAAAGATTTGACAATGCCTAAGCAAGACATCCGCTATCAAGAGCAGTGCGCTAACTGCGACTGCGACATCTGGATTCGTGACGGAGTGAGACACCTCATCTGCCCACACTGCGGGGCGAAGCTGAACGAATACTCATCAGAAGATGCAGAGG